CACGATACTTCTTCTTTGCAGCAGCTTCTTCAGCATCGTGTCTTTCATCGATCTTTTTCCTGGCTTCTTTGTATCCAGAACGCAGATCTTTATTCATTTCTTTGTAATATTCCTTCTTGTCTTTCTGATACTGCTTCATTGTTTCAGGATCTGCATCAGCATCAGGCTTCGTTGGTTTATCAGGATGCAGGCTCTTGTAATAAGCTTGAACAACAAGATTATGATAATCCGCATCACTCATGCCTTCTTTGCGTTCTATTGTATCAATGAACTCTGGGTGATTAGCCTGAATATCTTTGAATATATCAGCACGAGCTTCAAGATTCTCAGCTTTATTGTTCTCAATGGTTTCAACACCAAGACCAATATAACCGCCTATCTTTTTAGCAACATCCATGATCTTTGTACCTGCAAAGATAGTTGCATTTATGATTGCAAGCTTATTTGAAAGCTCTTTGATATTAACCAATACAGCATGATCTTCTTCTTTTTCACCATTCAACTTAAGTTCTGTGAGTTTCTTGTTTACAATTGAAGACGCAGCTACACCGGCTGCAGCAAGAGCACCAGCACTACCGGTGATATGTCTAACGACATCACCAAGTGCATCAACTCCCATATTGATTACTTCAGAAGCTTTGTGTTCTGACTTTTTACGAATAATCTTATCACATTCATCAACGAATGTTCTGATTGCAGAAGGATTGGTAACATCAAATTCAGCTTTAATGTTTTTAAAGAGATTGAATAGTATATCAAATGTGGAAGCGAACCACACTACTGCACCTAAAGCACCAGCCCAAGTTTTCTTGAACTTTATCTTTCCGGACTTTTCGTCATATACTAAAACCTCTTTACCTTCTTTCTCATTTATTTCATCAACCTTTGCTTTCTTTTCAGAAGCAGAACCAAGTTTGTTGAGTTTATCACCTGTGGTTTTGATTTTCTTACCAAGATCCTTATCAGAGAATGATTTAGCAATAGCTTTGCAAATCTCTTTGATGAGTCTTGGTATGAAAGCTAATATGGTGATGAGTTTATTAGAATCTTTCTTACCAGCTTTCTTTACATTATCAAGAACGGATCCTTCCATGACGATTTCTTGTTTTAGTTCAGGAGAACAGAAATCCATGAAGTCTATCTCTTTACTATATAAAGCAACCATAGATTCTAATACATGAAATGAAGAATTCTCCACTTCATTATTGATATTATCGATAGCTTCCAGTATCGTGTTTTCTATCATGTATTAGTCACCTCACATACAAAACAATTCATAGCCGGGATATTCCCGGCTATGGTTGTCGGGTTAATTATTCTTCGTCACCTTTGCCATTGGAAAGCTCTTCTTCCATTTCTGGATTAAGAGGTTCCTGGGTGGTTTTCTCCTTATCATCCATTGATTATCACTCCTTAGTCTTCATCGATGATTTCTTCGTTGTCGTTTACTTCTATCTCGGCTGAGTCTTTGAAGTAATCATCAGGAATACCATCACCGATATAGTCATTAGAAGATCTTGCGAATCTACCACGCTTCTTAGGTAAACCATGACGTTCATCTCTGAAGTCCTGGGTAGTTTCACGCTCCATATCACTCTCAAGCTGTTTATCCTGAAGCGCCTTCTCCAGTTTAGCATTCTTTGCTCGAGCCTTCTTGATTTCCTTGTCCTTTCGAGCGAGACGCTTCTGATCTTCCTTAGCATCAGCAATCTGCTTCTTCTCAGCCTTGATACGAGTCTTGAGCTCTTGTTCCTTTGTCTTCTCATTCATGAGTTCGACATCTTCTTCCTTGTCATAAGCAAACTTAGAACGAAGCTTTCTGAGGAAGAACGAGCCGCCACCCATATCCTTACCAAGGAAACCTGCAAATCTACCATAGAGAGTTGCGGTATGTACCATACCAGATATCTGGGATATTTCATCCATAAGATCCTTAACACCAGCCATCTCAGATACATCCTTACCCTTCTGAAGATCAGCAGCAATCTTCTTCTCAAGTCCCATTGATATTTCATCAACGATACCCTGAAGAGCGCGAGCAACTCTATTGGAATCCTTCGCAAGTTCCATCATTGAATCAAGAGACATACCCATCATTTCCTGTATAGATGATTCACCATTTATACATGCTTTGATTTCCTTTGCCAGCTGATGATATGATGTCTTACCGCCATCTTTTATTGTTCTGATCTTACGTAATATAGGACCAGCACCAGTAAGGATCTTAAGGTAATTCTTAAGATGAGCAAACTTTCCTGTGAGTTTAAACTTCTTAGTCTTAGGATCGAATTCTGCTTTACCCTCGGAGAGGATTTTAGTATTTTCCTGAGCTAACGCAAGCTTGTCTGGATCAGTTTCTTTATTGAGATTCTCAGATGCTTTCTTACCATTGGCCTCGATTTCATCATCGTATTTGTCCGTAAAGACGGAAGCAATTGATTTGACAATAGCTGCTAAAAGACGTGGTATGAATAAGACAACTTTCTTGATGAAGCTATCGAAAGTATTCTTACCAGTAGCTTCATCAAGTATCTTACCTTCCATGATGTAAGCTTCCTCAAATACAGTGAACTCACTGTATTGAGAAAACTTATCATATTCTTTTATAGTAGCTTCAAGTATACCAAGTGCTGCTTCTTGAACGCATGAATCAATTTCGTCAATGGAGGAAAGAATCTCATATTCAGTGTATTTCATTGAATATATTCCTCCTTGATGTTACATTACTACTTCGTCACTGTTAAGCCACTGAATGAATGATTCAGTAATTGTAACATTATTCTTATCGATAAGATCTGTAAGATGCTTATCAAGATTCTCAGCTTCTTCTGGATTGAATGTTGTTGAATTATGGAAAGTGCTAATCTCTGTCTTATGGATATCAGAGAAGTTATCAACAATCCACTTACAATATTTCTTTACTTCAGGATCAATGTCCTTCTGCTGGAGAAGAGTCTTTGCAGTACGAACTGAAGCATGACATCTCTCAAGAGGTGTCGGATAAGAAGAGAATACATTCTTGTGGAGTTGAGTCTCAAGCTTTGCAAGCTCGTTAAGCTTCTCAGTCTTGAACTCATTAGGAGTGTACTTCTCCTTACTGCTACCAACAAAGAATGTTACAGGAAGCTGATACATTGAAGCAAATAGATCACAGTAATATTCTTCATAAAGCTTTGCTGAAGAATACTTGGAGATAGCATTCATGTATGCGAGAGATAATGTGGCTGTACTCAGTAAGCCAGCAACACCTGCAGCACCAACTATCATTGGTATAGCAGTACCACCAGTCATCAAAGTTCCGATGATACCACCTGCTGCAATAAGAGACCAGGTAATGTATTGACCTGCACCCGGCTTAGATGTGTTTTTAACAGACTTCTTATATTTCTTTATAAGTGAATCTATATACTGATCTGCATTCTCAGATCTCTTAGCATTGTTAGCAAGTTCCTTGGTTGCACTTTCTTTGCTCTCAACCATTGAAAGAGCTACGAGCTGCTTAACCATCTTCTTCTTAGCGGCCTTATCGATCAGCTTGCTCTTAGATACAGCATCGATAGTATCAACGTAGTTCTGCATGATGATTCTCTTCTTCTTAACATCATCAGTTGAACCAGCTGCATTGAGAGCTGCTGTTAATGATAATGCCATCTTAGCACTCTCTTCACGCATAACAAGAGAAATGTTATGGAAGATTTCATGTAAGAAGATAGATACCATCTGCTGACCAAATAACTTCGAATTGGAGTTATTGGACTCTAAGAATCTATTGTATACATAGATTGATATAGGCTGACCATTGAGCTGGAATCCTTTAGACTTGGATATCGTAAGATTTCTCTTGATATCACGCATCAGAGGAGTTGCCACGTTCTCATACCCAGACTTATCTGCGAAGAAACGTACATTGATATTGCAGTCGAATTGTTTGTTGAGCGCTTCAACACCCTTCTTGAATGAAGGATCGTTTAAGAATTTCTTTGTATCAAGTTTCTCAGCACCTTCAGCTTGACCAGCACGAGCATCATTAAAGTACTTAACAGCATTAATGATGTTTGAGTTATCAAACTTCAAATACTTGATATCCTCAGCAGAGATCTTCTTACCACTTGGAACTTTCTCCTTCTTCTCCTTTTTAGGAGCTTTCTTCTTAGGAGCTTCCTTTGCTTCCTCTTTAGATTCTTTGGGTGTAGCTTCCTTTTCAGTAGCCTCAGCAGTTTCCTCTGGCTCTTCTGATTCCTTTGCCTCTGGTTCTTCTTCCTTGGTCTCAACTTCTGCAGCTTCCACATATACCGCATCGATTGGTTTAACGAAATCAAAGCCATGCTTCTGTAAGAGGTCATAACCAAGATGAGTTGTATCACCCATCTTAGCAATCATGTTTACATGATATGCAGACTCTTGGATCTCATCAGGAATACTGTTAACTTCCAGATTAGCTTCACCAGGTGTTGTATCGGATGTAGCGCTCATATCGATATCAGCAGCAACATCTTCATCATTGAAGTATTCATCACCAGGTCTCTTGAACTGAACTGAAGGATCGAATGTTGGTATTGTATTAGTAGCTCTCAACTCAGCTACCTTAGCTTGTGCAGCGGGAGTATTAGGCATATCAACAGCACCGGAATCATATGCATGTATTTCAGCACCATCATCTGTGTTGTATATACCTACACATTTACCCTTGGGACCATTAGACAGATAAGCCATCTTATCAACCATCTGACCATTAGCAATGTTCGAAGCCTGGTAAGAATTGAGTTTATCATCTATACGCTGAGAAATATAATCCAGTACACTACCGATAGCCTGCATGATAACCTTTGTCTGTCCAGAAGGATTCTCAATAGGAGGTGCTATGATTGTATCATTCTCAACACGCACACATGTTGCATTATCTTCAGAAATGATACTTGATGCAGGTATACCATACATTGCACCAACTGCTTCAAGAGCTGTAACAAGATCAGGTGATTCTGAAATAACCTTTTCAATCTTACTCTTAACAGCATTAGTCTCAATGTTATTCTGAGCCTCAGTACCATTCGGCTGGTTGTTTATGTTAGTTGATACATTAGGAAGATTTGCTACCGGACTAACTGCCTCACTGATTGGTTTGAGCATTATTATTACCTCCTTCTGTTGTAGTAGTTGTACCACCAGTACTCTTCTGGTTCTTGTAGTTCTGAACTACGGTCGTATACAGCGCATATCTATCCTTTATGATAGGATTAAGAATGTATGTTGTGATAGAACGAGCAAGTTCAGTAAATGCTTTCTGATAAGCCTTTGATAGCTCATCCAGTTTCTTCTTCTGAAGATCTTTAAGGCCCTGCTCATTTAACTTAGCATCGATCTTACTCTTAACCGTTTCACCTTTCTTATTGAAAGCAGCAACAGCAGCATCGATAGCATCTGCAGAACCAGTGATCATACCAACTACATCATCCTTCCAGATATCAGCAGTCATCTCATCATTGATAGTCTGCTGAGCAGGATCGGTTGACTCGAAGTAGTAATAAGAAATAACTCTATTGGTTATGTCCTTCCAGTTAGTCTTGTCAGCACCACCACTGTTTTCTGATGTGATGATTGTATCATATTTTTCCTTCGGAATACCAAGCATCATAAGAACTTGCTGTTCAAAGGATATGTTAGCTCCTTCTGCAAGAACAGCATCGACTACTCCTGATGCGATATCGTCACCACCATTGAGACGATCACCCTTAATGCTCCACTTCTTGAAGTCCTTAAGGTGAGCATGGAAATCACGGCCAAGTTTTGAAGCAATCTCAAGATTGATTGCATCATTCTTCTTAACGAAGTCAATGTACTTATTGAGCTTCTCTCTGCTCTCCTTGCCGAAGTTATTAAACACTCTCTTGAACCAATCGGCAATCTTAGCCATCAGCTTCTTGATACCATCTGTGTTGACAGGTTTAATCTCGTTGCCGTTACCATCCTTGAATGTAACGCCATTGTATGGTTTTTCTTCACCTTTACTACCCTGAGAGTTACCAGACTGATCAGTCTTAACTTCGCCATCTTCCATTATGAAAGATTCACCAATGAAACCAGGTGCAGCGGCATTAGCCATATCATCAGTTATTCTGATGACCTGTGTGTTATTGTAGTAAAGCTTGAGAATGTTTCTGGTAAGGATTTCACCGAGAAGTACAAGTACGTCCTTTGTGAGATCGTAGTTCTCTATAGGAGCACCGCTTCTGTATGCTTGGATGATACCCTTGATGGCACCAGCAATACAGATTATATTTTCAGCGATCTCATCATTAGCTTTGAGATCACATCCACTGTACATCTTGAAGATCATATCAAGTGAGTTGGTGATAGGATGAACATGATTGTTACCCATTGCATCACGACGGTAATTACCATCAAGATAGTTATTACCAAATGCGATTGTGTCAAGCCAATCTACATGGGTCTGGAAGTTTGCAACATCATCCAGAGGATCACCGATCACGTCTCTGCCATCCTTCTTGAATACATCATTGAGACAACGCTCATGACATCTATCAACACCAAGGAACATTCTGGCGATTGCATCTCCACCGTGGAAGTTCTTACCAGCATCCTTTGGAGCATATCTCTGAACGAGTATAGCAATTGGAGAACGAGCATCCTTCATGATGAAGTGAAGTGCATCATGTGTATCCTTGAAGTCGGGTGTAACATCCTGAAGAACTACATCACGCATGTTGCAGTTAAAGGGAATTCTGTTTCTGATCATGTAGTCATTAGTCTTGCACATGCAGCACTCAGTAACGACATCTTCCTTCTCAGAATCTTCCTTCTTAACCTTCTTGAATGAGTAATCAGTTGCAGGATTGCAGTATGCATACATCTGAAGTACTGTGCATGTATTTACAGTTGTTGCAAACAGGAGGAAGTCTTCAATTGTTTTAACAATAGCCTTCATGATAGCCATTGAATAAACACAGTTATCAGAGATGATCTTCGGTAATGCAGTCACAAGCTTCTTTGCATTAGCAGCATAATGCATGTCATTGATCTTCTTAAGATCTTCACTCATGAGCTTGATACGCTGAACCATTTCTCCCTTACTATATACAGCAATAGGGCCAAAATCGTTAGCACATACCATCTCTAAATCCTGAAGAGTTTGCTCCTTAGGATTTACATATTTGCCCGACTCATCTAATGCAAGATCATCATCAAGTGTTTCACTACCATTATCTTCGAAAGCTTTCTTTACAGAAGCAACGAGGAAAGTATTGATATCATTCATGTTATCATGGAAGAAACCTGCTTCAATAGCTCTGCAAAGATTATCAACGAATGTTGATATATCCTTAGGAGTGATGTATCTGTTGTGATATGTTGTTGCACATACACCATAGTCACAACTGATCTTACCTGAACTCATCTTATTGAGAGATTCAAGTGAATCCGAATATGCTTTTACTAATGCATCAAATTTGACTTTGAATACTTTAGAAAAATCATATTTTTCCTTTGGCATATCATCTGTTGGATGAACGGCCTTTTTCTTGGATCTATTCATTGTAATGCTCCTTTACATAAAATTTTAAATCCCGTTTCTGTAGGGAATTATCATTCCGTTTACGAACATACTATATATTGTTTGTCATTTGTCTATGCTACCTCAATATTTATGCTACGACCTATTATTTTACTTTTCTACATATATATTATTACTATGAAGAAAAAGGATACAAGGCATTGTGTAACATCTGCAATAGTGGGTGTGAAGATGTGGCTGGTCCTTATAATCAAAAAGAAGTATAAGTTATAAACCAAAACAATGTTAACGCCGTAAGGCAGAAAAAGGAGAGATTCGTATGTTAAAGAAGATAGGTAACAAGTATGCAGACAAGTGTCAGTATGAAGTTGACTGGATGAGAAAGCACCCCACACTCACAGGCTTATGCATCGTATTATCAGCAGCTGCTGCAGCAGCATCAATCGCATCACTCGTCGTAGAATACTATAATGACAAGAAGATTGAGAAAATCGATATTGAGAAAATCGGCGACGTCACATGTGATGAGGAAGACGAAGAAGAATTCTAAAAGAACGAAAGGCCGGGAGTACTCCCGGCCGCATTTTATAAACCAAAACAATGTTTAAGCCGTAAGGCAGAAAAGGAGAATGATTTATGAATATCAAAAAGAATGTTAAGAAGACAACCAAGAAAATTGAGAAGAATGTAAAGAAGAACCCCAAGAAGGCAATCTTCATTTCCGGACTCGTTGGTGGCGCAGTAGTATTCACAACAGATCACGTCGTAAACTTCTTCATCAACCGCAATAATGACATCAAGGATGACGAGGATGATAACAAGGATGACAAGAAGAAGGGCAAGAAGAAGGGCAACAAGCCCGATGGCGACAAGAAGTAATAATAAAATAAGCTCCCATTTCGGGAGCTTATTTTTTTTTTCTTTTATTGGTGTTTGGAACCGCTAGCTAATACTATTATAATGCAGATTGGAGTGATAAGTTTGCGTAACACAAGATGTCCCTTTTGTCCAAAGATCTTTAATGACAAACATAGATTCTGTAGACATATTGCATATAAACACAATGATCAGGTACCCGACGATTGTGAAGCTTTAGAATGGGCATATTCATTATTGGTAGGCAAACCAACTGGTCGTTTATGTGTTCAATGTAAAAAGAATCCCGTGCACTTTAATAAAGAGACTCTCAAGTACGAGAGGTACTGCTCTGATGCATGTAAAGCTGCGTACGCAGATAATTTCCATAATAAACGAATGGTTGATAAGTATGGAAAACCGCATCTGTTAAATGAAGCAGATATGCAACGCAAGATGATTTTTAATCATGCTCAAGCAAGAGATTACATTTGGGATGAAACTCATAAATTCAGAATCATTGGATCTTATGAAGAAGACTTTTTAAAACATCTTAAAGAATTGGATTGGTCTCCTAACGACGTGATTTGTCCGTCTCCTCATAATTACTATTATAAGTGGTCTGATGGAACACAGCATCTCTACATACCTGATTTCTACATTCCATCTTTAGCATTGGAAGTTGAAATCAAAGAGAGTGATAATACCCATCCTCGTATGGAACACTCACGAGAGATTGAACATCTTAAAGACAATCGTTTAGCTTTTGAAACCAAGAGAAGTGGTATTCATTATATAAAGATAGTCGATAAGAATTATACAGACTTCGATGAAGTATACGTTAAGTCTGATACTAATAAACCTGAATAAGAAGGTGGTGAATTGAATGATTGATTTAACATTCGTTCAAGAATGTGTTTCTGATACAGAAGACGAAGTTCGTTCTTCCATCGATATGATCTATATTAAACATAAGATGATTCAAGAATATGCATCAAACTCCGATGATGAGAGTTTGATGTGTTATTTAGAATCAACCAATGTTCCGGTTGGTTCAAATAAAACCTTTGATCTTTTTTCTTTTAGTAATGATCATATCATTCGTGCTATTAAACATTTCAACAAAGCATATGCTGAGTTGGAAATCAGTGGTAAGAAGTCAGAATACAATATAAAGAAGAAAGAGATTGAGGAAGGTAAGTTAACTCTGAAATCTGATTATCATGAATTAAACAAACCATCCGCAGAAATGATAAAGGATCTTCGCACTAAATTCTTGGTACGAGGAGGTCATTTCGAAAAGGGATTTAAAGAATTAGAAAAACAATTCGATTGCAATTTCAAAATCTATTTATCCCAAGCGAGTGGTACTGGAACTGTGATATCTAAATTTCCACCCGATGCTCCTGTCAACAAGATTACCATCTCAAAGAAGAAGGGTTTTCAGTTAGGTGGTTTACCAATAACGATTAATGTCAATCCTTCTCAGATACTTGCAATCGTTCCATCAAACAAAAAGCTGTTTGGTCAAACATTAACGGCAATTCTCTTACATGAGATCTACCACAACATCGTTCATTGCGTAGATATCAGAAATAAGAATCTTCATAATGATATCAAGAAGACCTTTATGAATATGACTGGTAATGAAGATAAGAAAACCGTCGATTCAAAATCCAAAGGTCTCATCAGTAGATTCAAATCAGCATTCTCAATCAAGGATATGGAATTTAACGAAGAGAGATCTCGTAACAGATTCTATGTCTTATCCAAAATAAAAGATAATCCTAATGCAATGAGAAAGTTTGAGAATGATATCAAAGAGAATGTTGATAAGACTGAGACTGAAAAAGAGATGGATGTATATATCAAACAATTGCAAACAATTAAATTCTTCACCGGTATACGCAAAGGAGTTAGAATTGTTGCAACTGCATGTGCTATTCTCTTGGCAGGTTTAGGATTTGTATTTGGTTCAACATTAATGGTTGCAACGGGTATTGTATATCTTGCGATCGTTGCATTAACAATGTTAATCAAAAAGGTCTTATCATTGTTCTCCGTATCAGTTGGATTACAAGAAGAATACTTCTGTGATCTGTTTGCTGCTATGTACAATCTTCCTATACATATAACATCTTACAAGCGTCAGATCCAACTGAATAAGATGAATCGAGAGAAGGTTAAACAGATACGTGATCTGAATTCTGATATCTCTTCAAATGTAAGTGATGTACATCCAATGACATTCGATAGAGAACTTGTATCATATCAAACTGCAAAACAGATACTTGATTCTGGTCGTCATCTCAAACCTGAAATCAAAAAGTATTTGAAGTACATCGTTAAACAACATGAAGGAATCAATGATATCGAACAGAAGCATACTCGTCAACAATTGAAACAGATGGATCCTGAAGCTGCAAAGGATTTACAACGAACCGTGGATGACTTTGTTCGTCAAACAGGAGTCGCTGTTACTGAATCATTCATTGATGAAGTAGAAGATGTAATCCTGGATTACTATCTCGACGTAGAGGATGGTGATTAACATGTTAGATCCTACAGGAATCACATTAGATGAAATATCTAAAATGTATCCTCAGAGATTTCAAGTCATGAATTATGATGTTGCTTTTGATACAGACTCAATGGGTAGACCGAAAGTATTATCATCATTTGAATTAGGAGTCAATACAATATTAACTCTGTTATTCATGAAACCAGGTCAGTATCCTTCTATACCTGAACTGGGTATTGATATTGAATCATATCTACATGAGTATGCGGATGATGATAGAATCCCCGCAGAGATACAAAACAAGTTATCAGAGCAATGTAACAAACTTGATGTATCTGGT